TTCCCAATGACGCTTTTGTTGTAAGGGTTCACCACCAGCAATCAATACTTCTTTTAAGTGTGGTATGGCATTTTTAAACTCTTCGAAACTCCGCTCAGGCAAGCTGATATGTTTCTTTTCAAGTCTACCGGCACCATGCTTGGTAAAGAACTTTTTAACTTCGTCATCCTTAAATGCCAATACTTCCCATTGACTACTATAGGTAGGACTGCAATGTCTGCAACGTAGATTACAAGTATTGTCGAAACGGATCTCAATGCTTTGAGGTTCATAAGGCATTGAATAGTCTACTGTATCAACTTTGCTAATAACTTCATCAAAGTTTATATTGTAACTATTTTTATATGTTTCGTTACAGGTTTGACGTGTACTGGCAACTCCACTATCTTCAAAGTCCCAGCAACTACGACAGCCCGTTGGGCGTTCACCATTTAGAACTGCTCTACGAAGTTCTCTGGTTTCATTACTGTTCCAAATCTCACTAAGTGTTTGACTACGATAATCGCCGATGCGATCAGGGTATCGCCAGCAAGCACCGACTTTGCCTTCGTGTTTAATATTTTGATGTATAAATGGCATTATACAAAAAGTTGTTTTATCCATAATTAAAAATAAGTATTAATTTCCTGCCACAAAGCATCAGAAAATGCTGCATTGGATTTTGGACCTCTGTGCATTCTATCTCTTGCATAGTCAAGTCTTCTATCTTTATGCATATCAACAAAATGTGTGTCTAACTTTTTAAACATTGAATAATTGCCTCGATCTCTAAAAAATACATAAGGAATGTCGCCTTCATAAATATCGCTATATTGAAATAATAATTGAGTACCATGTCGTTCACATAACGCATTTATCAGCATAAAATACTTATGCGTTTCTAGAATAGCAAAACTTTCATTGACAAATAATCCTGCGGCTTTTTGTACTGCCAAAGGCAGATGCGTTTCGCTGGCTTGATTTTCATTTACTTGAAATTCATGAAAACGATAATCAAACACTGGCAACCTTCTATAAATTGCAGGAATTAAAAAGAATATGAACTTGGGCTTTAACTGTTCTATGTGCTTGTTCAAGTTCCAGAACTGTAAATCTATGCTACTACCATTGCGAGCTAAATTCCAATAAGGAATTGTTTTATTTGTTTTAGCTCTAATGTTAGAAATTGTTTGGTATGCCCAAGTATCTTCCAAAGGCAATCCTAATCCAAATGCGTGACTACAGCCCATAAAGACTATGGGCAGTTCTGATTGCAAATTAAATTCATCACAACGATATCCATATGAATTTAATTTATAATGATTATCTACTACACTTGTAGGATTGGTATAATTAACCCAGGAATCTGGATGGTCATTGTCAAAGTACTTGTGACTGTAATTGAAATCACTTTTATAATCTTTGTCTGGATCAATCATTTTTAATCTTTAATATGCTTTCTTTTTTCAATTTATCACTGTGATACAATGTAGTATTTTCTACACTACCACAGGTATGTAAACAAGTAATTAAATTGCCTTGTTGTACAGTTTTACCCCATCTTGCACTTATTGTAGCTAATGTATCTAGTATAGCATCAACTGACTTTAAATTCAAATTAAACTCGTCCATACTATATTCTTCATTGAATTGAAATGCGCCAGGGCTATCATGCGTATATGTACCTAAATAACAACAAGGCAATAACAAACCGCTGGCAGTTAAGAATACTTCTTTACGCTCAAGGCTTTTACAGTTAACTTCTGTTTGCTTTGAATCTTTGTATTTGCTTAAATCAAACTTGAATACAGATATTGGCATGTGCGGATATCCGCCAACGTTACTATGTCTAAATTCTGGAGTAACAGGTGGAAACAATGTGTCAATGTGCTGGCCACCTTTCATTACCTTATGATCTTTATGTCTACGGAACTTTTGTGTAACTTTGATTCTAAAGTCGGCACCCAATTCACGAGCTAATTCTCGAGCAGTTTCTACTTCGTGTTCGTTGTGTTTGAATACAATAAAGTTCCACTGTGCATTACCGCCGGCTTTTAAGTATGCTTTTAGATTAGCTAGAACTTTGTCGTAGACAACACCAATTCTATATTTGTTTAGAGTTTCGTTACTAGCACCATCTAATGCAAAGTTAATTTGCACATTTGGTCGTGCTAATTCTGCCCACCAATCTTCGTTTCTATATCCGCCATTTGTGTCTATACTAACGCTGCCACAACCATTGTCAATAAGATACTTTACAAATTCTGGTAGCTTTTTGTTTAAGCAAGGATCTCCGTATACTCCACTAAAGTATACATGTTCTAGTTGACTAGTAAACTCATGTGTAAACAACTTATAAAAGGCTGCTTCTTCTAAATCACCTTCAACTAATCCAGGCTGTACAAAGCCATCGGCAGTGTATCTACTACACATAGGGCAATGACTATTACAACGACTACTTGCTTCGACGTGAACTAATCTAATATTACTTTTTTCTATCATTTCTTAATTGTAGTCATCATTGATAATCCACATTTCAATGTTACATCATTCTTTCTAAAGTTCATACCACTATGTGCTTGACATCTATCAAATACAATAATGCCTCCACGCTTCCAATTATATACACCTTCTAACTCAAATCCTTCTAGCCATTTCTTATTGAAATGTGAGAAATAGTTTTTGTAATCTTCATCGCTGACTGTTTGTTTATTCCAATCAACTTCCCATATACTTCCATCTTTATGATAGCAAGGCATATTTTGATAATCACGAATAGTATAAAAGACATTAGTATCGTATTTTGCATCACCTTTGGCAAAGTTTGTTCCGTACATCATAAATCTATTCTTAAAAATAGCAGTTCCTGCCAATGGTTCGTCTGTTTCTTTGTTAGTATGGCAAACCCATAATGGAATAATAAACTGTTTACCTGGGATACTATCACTGTCTTTTAATGTATTTGGATTACCGGTATCAATGTGTAAGTTGTAAGGCGTTGAAGTAATTAAGAAGTTACCTTCCCAAGTAGTATCGTTGGTTATTTCTGGAATGATTTCTTTTAGTTTACCAAAGAACTTGTTTTGTATACGCTGATTATCTACATTAAAGTGTAATGTTCCGTTGCGTTTAACTCTGCGAGTTCTGTGTTCGCGATGCATTAAATCTTCTAGCCAAACTAATTCTTCTTCAGTGAATACATTATCTTCAGCAAAGCTACTATCGCTCCACGTGCTCATCCATTGTGAATGTTCTGCAGGATCAACTGGGATAAATTCTTTGACTAAATTATCACCAGGTACATATTCTAAATTGTTCATAGTGCTCTCCATTTCTTAATGTCTCTTAAGAAACATTCTGCAATAAATTCATTTCCATCATGATCCAAATGATTGCAATTTGATTCTGGATCAACATCATTACCTACGTTGAATCCAGATAGTTTAACAGCATTCATAACATTGTCACCACGAGTTTCATATATCCTTAAGAACGGAAATTTCATTCCCATGTACTGTGGATTGTTAAAGAATGTATTGTTTGATAAAAAGTCTGTAAAGTAATGTTCTACGCCTAATCGATTTAACAACGAGCTAAACGCAATAATCTTTTGATTAAGCATCTTAAATGTATATTTCTCAACATAGAAATACTTGAAATACGTATCTAAGAATTGCGGCGCTACTGTATTATCTTCACAGCTTGAAAGATTACTAATGTTAATGGCATTGATTACGTAACTTTTATGATCATAGTTGCTATTATCTTTAGCAAAGTAAGTTCTTTCAAGGCTAGGAAGTTCAAATCGAATAGGATCAGTCAAAGCAATAATTACTACACTATTTTTAATTGTTTTGTAATTACGCTCAACATGTTCGTGTAGCACTCTAAATGTTCTATCATTGCTTCCTCCAGGACGGGACAAATTTACAGATTTATCAAACTTACCTAAAGTTTCTAACTTCTTAACCCAACTTCTTTCGTGACAACTTTCTGCAATATTGTCATAGAGATATTGTCCATATGTATGACTGTCACCTGCGGCTACTAATGTCTTTCCTTCAAACATCTTTAAAAATATCCTTCATTTCAGGGAATGTTGTATAAAAATCTGTACCTCGCTGTTTATCTAATAGCTCTAAATACTCTTTAGTTTCAGGTAAACGTCGGCTCCAGTCTTCACTCTTAGCAAAGCGTACCATGCCACGAAGTCTACTAATACCATAGTCAGCGTTTAACCATTGTTCTTCTGTGACTTTGCCTTTGTGCCATTCGGGAATACCTAACTGCCAATTTGCTTTCCACCATGGGATAAACTCTTCGTACTTGGCTTCTATTTCATCTTTAAACCATGCAGGCAATATTTTAACATTCAAGTGTGGTGGATGGTAAACAAAGTGATAGTTAACTCCGCCTGCGCCAAACGGCCACATGTTAATCTTCTTAAATCCGTGTTGTAGTTTCCACTTTAAGAACTCTGGAATGTAATATATGTTTAATGCCTGTACCGCACAGGCAATAGTAACTTCTGTGTTGGCGCCAGTTTCTGTATCTAATTGCCTAAATGCTTCTAAGTTTCTTTCCCACTTACTAGGATAACGAATGTAATCATTGCGTTCTTCAATGGCATCTACACTATAGTGGAAGCGAACTAATTTGAAATGACTCCACAGTTCGAATAAGTCTTCACGCCATTCAACACCATTACTATTATAACGAATTTCCATGTCTTTAGCATAACCACGCTTAATACATTCTTCTAGAATCATGTAATGTTCTTCGATGATTAATGGTTCGCCACCGGCAAAGTATAACTGCCTCATGTTAGGAATCTGTTCCCATAGCTGAGTCCAGAATTCAGGATTGTTTTTGTGCCAATTGTAACTGGCTCCATTCTCTTGTCCTTTGTTGCCCCATTGCATTGTATCTTTAAGTGTTTCGTTTTGAACATTAGGATACATCTTTTGCCATTCTGGGATCCATAAGCTACTATCATGCGGGCTACACATTACACAGGCTAGATTACATTTAGTGCCAAATCGCATATCAATATAAGCGATGTGTGGAGGAACTGCACCATCTTCTTGAGTATCTGCTAATAGTTTATCAACATCAACTCGTTTACTCCAATATTCCGTTTCCCATTGACGTTTACTACGATGTCCTTCTCGCTCTTCTTTATAGCATTTAGTACAACTAGCAGGTTCTTCACCGGCTAACATTTTTAAACGAGTGTTCTTCATGTAGTCGTTGTTCCAACTACTTAGAAAGTCTGTGTGATTTAAGTTAGCTGGTTTACCGTCGGCATTTTTAAGAATACCTACTTCTCCACCGTATACTTTATCATTAGTTGGTCCCACTGAACTGGCGTTAGCAGTACAGCACACACGCATATGGCCATTTGGTCGAGTGCTTAGATGTACCCATGGTAGGATACAAAAGGTTTTACTTTGTTCTGTCATAATAGTATTTAAGCCTTTGAATTTAAAATATTAGGTAACATTGCTTGAATTAATTCGGCAAATTCACGATGAGCTTGTTTAGTAATATGTCCAGCTAATGTTTGTTGTCTCTTAAGATGCAGTGGTAAATCGATTAAATTAATTTCTTTTAACAAATTGTCATGCACAAATTGAAATCCACCTACACCATTTAAGTCCTGTAATCTAGCTTCTAATTGATTTAACATATCAATTACATATAATTTGACATTTTTTTGACGAGCTACATTATTCAACATTAACAAATCCATTAAATCATCCAAAGAGTATTGTATATTAGAATGGGACATTAATTTTGCATTAATATATCTGCTTACTGCTTCTTCATCTTTTGTAACAACTTTTTTAGCATCTGCGAATCGCAGAGTAGTTACAAAGTCTTTACCTTTTACATGCATTTCTCTGCCAGATGGCGGGATCTGTAAGAATATTGCACCAACGTCATTGTCTCCATATATCAATTTAAGAGCTCTATAAATGTTTTCTCTTAAACTAGCGCCATTCCTCGAATAATTATGTGTTTTATAAACATCATTGTTAATTAATGCAGGATAAGCTAACTCTCGATTTGATTGTTCATATTTTGTAGACAAGTCACTGTCCAATAGTATTTTATTTCTACGCTGGAAATATTCATTGCCGCTTTTACAAGTTGCTTTCCAAGGAAAGTATTCGTCGTCTGATAACTCGTCACCGGCAGTTAAACTACAACCAAAAAAATGTAAATTAATCATATTACTTTGTAATTTCCAATAGGCAATGTTTCTAATTTCTTTACGCTACATACTTCTGTGCAACGATGTATTCTGTCTTTTTTATTTAAGCCGTGTTCTGTGGAATCCCAACTATCAACAAGGTCTTCACGATAAAAATCGTGCTCTAAAATATCTTTAATACTATGTATACTTATATCATTCCAATCATAACTACCATAAGCATCAAACAATCTTTGTTCTAATATCTCAATCTTTCCTGGCTCTGTTTGAAAGAATCCGTTGTTAATAAAACAACAAGGCCACAATTTACTGTCAAAGCTGATAAAATACATTTTATGATTTTGATTGTTACAGGATACTTGATCATTAAATGAATCTTTTAATCTTATGTTTAAATCATCAGTGGTGGTCTTTTTTCCGGGATTAGGAACAATGGGAATACGCTGTACATTTTGTATTTTGTCCAAGCCCATTTTAGTTACATAGCTTCTATCGTGCCTAGATAAGAATTCATAAAATCCCATGCTAACACTTAACTCTTTGGCAGTCATTAGTTGATGCTCATTCCACGGAAATATTAAGTATTGCCAACTTGCACGACCGCCAGCAGATATAAATGCTTGTGCATTTTCCATGATTTTAGACCATGTAGTGTTTTGTCTATATATGTGATTAGTGTCTTCTAATCCGTCTATGCTGAATTTAACTGTATGACGTTCGTGCTTTTGCAGTATATGTGCTAACTTAGTCCAATATTCTACATTACGCAAACTAGCATTAGTATGCAACATAATGTTATATTTGCCAACTGTACTTGCAAAGTCTAGAAATTCTAGTAATTCAGGATGCATTAAAGGATCATCGATTGTGCCACAGAATTCTAATTCTAATACAGTTGAGAATTCCGGGGCAGTAATTATCTTTTTAAATACATCAAATGAAATGTATTGCTTGTCGGGAATTAAGAACTTTTTGTTGTTAAATGTATTTGTATCCGTTCTAACACAGCCCAAGCAGACTGCATTACACATACTGCTTAATTCAAATTGTAATTTAGTTGGGCTTGTTAGATACTGTTTCATCGATATTTAGGAATCATTACATCCGCTGTACACATACAATATTCGCTTTTACACATCATTAATTCTGTGGGTAACGTTTCAAATGTTTCTACTGTAGCAAATGATTCGGCAGTATTACATGTAGCATGACAAATCAACCAATCTTTATTAATGAATATGTGACTTTTACCCATTTCACATTGCCAACCGGCAAATTGATTCTTACGATTGTTAACAAATTCTACTTCGTTGAACTGTGATTCACTGCCATCATTGTAAACAACCATGCTTCTACCGTATGGATTACTTTGATCATTACGATTGTTTGTACTAGCACTATTTCTAAATAATACTTCGCTGTTATCATCTAACCATTTTAATTGTTCTGCTGAATATTCATAACTGTCCTGTCCTGTTAATTCATCACGTTTAAACACTCTACTAGGAGCCAATGTTACATGATCCATGGCTTTGAAACGTTCATAGGCTGTTTGTGCTTTTGCCCATACTGGAGGAAACATTAATGTAAATACGCCTACATTTGTTTGTGTACCAATGTATTTTACTTTTTCAAATATCTCTTCATCTGCACTTTCAGCATGATAACTCACAGTTACTTTGTAAATCTTCTTTGCGTATTCTTTCCACCAATCCATGCTTCTAGTTGCATTTGTATTGACATGTGCATGCCAGCCAGCGTCACTGATAAAGTCAATGATTGTTTCGAATACTGGGCTAATTGTAGGTTCACCACCATTGATAAAGAAATGCGTGGGTCTGCCGTTTAATTGTTGTTTTAATTTGTTTAGAAAAGTCAATACTATCTCTTTATCGCTGACTTTGTCTTTAAAGAAGTTATTTCCCATATGTAAGCTAGGATGACAATAGCTACAATGATATGTGCAAAGAGTATTTAAAGTCCAATCTACTACAAATCTATTTGCATCGTTATATATTTTAATTGGTATTATGTTCACGAGAATTGTTCCTTAAATGCATCAAACTTTGTGCCACATATTTTAGCACACATTGCACTTTTACCTTCTGCACAACTAGGTTTATCCCATGATTCAGGAATAATCTTTTGAAAGAAGTCTCCGTGTACAATATCTTTTACACTATGCTTTCTAGCATCCAATGTATCTAAACCGGCTTCATCTATAAACTTCCATATTTGTGCACCTTTGGGTTTGAAATACCATAGATACATTTGCCCTGCTGTCCAGCAACAAGGTTGCAGTATACCTTCTGCTGTAACATATATATTCTTTTCTTTGGCTACTTTACAATCAATTACAGCTTCATCCCAAATATGTTCTACTGGTTTCTTTTTAGCGGGATCTGTGCTAAAGTTTTGCATACCTTGTAGATTATCTAAATTAGCGACACTGACAACATTGTCAACTGTAATTGTTTGTGTATTTGCAGGATTTGCCGCGGCCTTTAATTGATCTAATACTGCATTTCTATATTTAGGATTTGTGGGTGCTTGCAGTAATGTAGTATGACCTTTGCGATTTTGTGCTTGATGTGCATCTTTAGTTTGCGCCTTTGAATTGCTAAAAAAACGTGCAGACTTTTTGTATTGAAACTTTTCAAAGCCCATGTCTTTGCTTAGTTGCTCAGCTTCGTCAACTTGATGTTCATTGTGTGCAAATACGATGTAGTCCCAACGTGCTCTGCCGCCAGCGCCAATGAATGCTTCGACATTACGCATAATGTTTTTCCATACTGTGCCTTGACGATATAAGTGATTAGTATCTTCTAAACCATCTAAGCCAAATATAACATATCCTTTTTTACCAATTACTTGTGCTAGTTCTGCCCACCATTCTGGCTTTTTTATACTACCATTTGTATGCATACTGAGATTAATTTGTGGATTGTTTTCTCTAAAGTAAGCAAATGCTTCTAATGTATCTGATGCCACAGCCGGATCGCCGTAATTACCACACATATATACACGTTTTAATTGTTGAACAAAGTCTACAGGAAATATACGTTCAACATCTGCAATGCTTAATTCTCTATTGTTTAAATGTGGATTTACTTCTCCGCCATTTAGATTTCTAGCACACATAGGACAACTGGCATTACATGCTTCTGTCATTTCTAAATGCACAACTTCTATTTCGTTGTAATTATACACCAATCCACTCCTTGAACTTAGAATCTAACCAAGCAAAGTTATTTACTAAATTAAAATCAGAATTGTTTTTGTTAGCATAAGCAACACCTTGTCTAGCACCATGAATAGCAAAGTAGCCAAGTTCTGTTTCGATGCCTGCTTCACACCACATCGCTAGTCGTTCTTTGGTTTCAGTATCATTGCCATTTTTAATAACACCTGCACTAAGTTTAACTGCTTCACGAAAAGCTGTTCTCCAAGTAGCGTATGGGCTATAATTAAATCTATGTTCGCTGGCTAGAATGTTTAGTTTAATGTAATGATCAGCAAGTGTAGTAGTCATATCAGGACGATCTAGACGTTCTGCACTAAAACAATCTTTGCTGAATAGTTTAATGCCGCCATGCCCGTATACTAATCCATTGATAGGATTCTTAGCTCTAAATACTGCTACACTTTTAGGCTTTAATTCAATTTGTTTATCAAAGTTAAAACTATCAACAATCCAGCAATCAGCATCTACTACATAGAATCTATCTTCGTTGCATAGATTAGCAATATGTTTATGACTTTCAAATATTGTACCAATACTTTTTACTGCTTGAGCATCAATGGCTTTTGTATGCAATCTAGCTAGATTTTCTTCAGCATTTGTTTCATCATTGTACAAAAAGTAAATTGGAATCATATTAATATTTAGGTAAGGTAAAGCCAAACAATGGCAATGCGCTGTGATTCAACATAGCTGGCCAACCAAAGTTCTTAGGAGGATTAATGTTTACATGTTTAAACCAACGACTTTGATCTGCTGTTAATTCAACTAATGGCAAGTTAAGTTCTTTAACTAGTACTTGCATAACTCTATTGCTGTCTTCATCAGGATCTTTGCAACATTCTTCAATGTCTTTCCAATATGCGTTAAACCAATCGTAGTCAGAAATTACACTTTGGTCAAAGTTATTAATATAAAGGTTATAAGCACCTAAACGTGCGCCATATATTGCCCACGCACCGTAGTCAACATCACGGCCAACAGTCATCCAAGTTAGCCAACGAGCGTAATTGCCTGGATACATTTTATGATTAAAGTCTTCTACAGGTACTTTATGTCCTTGATCTAAGCCCATTTTAACACCTTCGCGGAAACCTGCTCTAAATGCTTGTTTCGGACTGGCATTGTTCATAACAGTTCCGTATGTGTTATTCATTTGCTTATAGTTTTCGAAATCCCAGCAGAAGTCTACATTATTATCGTTATCTGTTTTATCTGCGGCTTCATGTGTTTTCATTGCCTTTACATAAGGAGCATACCATAGTTTAATACCGCCATTGCCATAGACTAAGCCATTAACTACATTACGACTACTCCAACTAAATGTACTAGTCAAGTCTGCTTTTTCAACATCCAATGTTTGACGCCATATAGCAGGATCAACTCGACAATCAGCGTCGATGGTAAAGAATCTATCGTTAACGGCATGTTCCGCACAGGCTTTGTGTGCGGCATCAAATCCTTTAACTCCGTGTACTCTTTTAACTAAATCAGGATTAGGATGATTTGCTCGTAGCAATTCAAAGTTATCATCAGCGTTAGGTTCATCAAAGCTAAGGAATACTGCCGGTATATCTTTTAGCTTTAGTGTAGTTGTTGTATTATTAATGTTTATAGAATTTATCAAACTCATTTTTCATCCATTCGTAGTTATTAATTAATTTTAGTGCTAAAGGATTATTAGAATTATCCTCGCCGTATTTCTTTCCTAGTCTAGCACCATGTAGTGCGTATTCACCGAATTGTCTATCTTCACCTAATGTAGTCCATGCTCTTAATCGTTTTTCTGTTTCTGTGAGATTTGCGGCATCATCTTGATATAAACTAGAACTTAGTTTAGCACATTCACGGAAAGCACTACGCCAAGTGCCAAATGGATCTGTGTTAAATGTTGTGCTATTACTGACTTTAGTTATGTATTTTAATTTGCCAAGTCCTGTAGTTAAGTCAACATTCCAAGTTTTTGCATCAAGTAATAATTGGCGAGGGAATAACTTAACACCGCCATAGCCATATTCTAAATCGTTAACAGGATTTACACTAGTCCACAAATGCACACAATCCATGTCGAATACATTTGGTCTAAAATCAAACTTCCAGTTATCAACTAGTTCAGCATCTCCGTCTACTACATAAAACATTTCTGTCGTAGCAAGTTCTGCGGCTTGTTTATGCGCTTCAAAAATACCTTTGACATTTTTAACTCGTTTAGCAGTTGGACATATTTCTAGCAATCTGTACCAATTTGCTTCTGCATTAGGTTCGTAATAGCTAATAAACACTACGTCAAAGTCTTTAGACACTACACCAATATTACCCACAATTTTAGTACCCAATGATTCGCTGTTAGGAACTATTTTAGCCGCCCAAATTTGTTCGTTGTCAGTGTGTAACTTACTGTCTAACATCCATACATGTTCATAGCCTAAATCAAAGTAAGGAATCTCATCGTTGATAAAATAATCTAAATGAGTAGGAATATCTGGGTTAAAAATAAACTCAGGTTCTGCATAACCCATTTCTTGATAACCTGGCTCAGGCTGTGATGATAATATTTTTAATGCCCAAACTTCTTCATCAATAGGATTAAATCTACGATCCAAATACCATACTAGATCATTTTTTAATTCATAGTAAGGGATAATAGAATTTTTATAAGTTAGATTTATATCTGGTATTGCTGGATTGCGTTGTATATTTAGATCAGGCGTGATATATCCCATATCTTTTGATCCCAGTGAATTAGTAAATGATGCTGTAATTCTAGCCGCCCAAATTTTATCCTCAAATGGATTAAACTTAGGATCTAAATACCATACTAGATCATAATTGACTGCACCCTGGGGTATTTCAAGTCCGACAAAACTCTCAACAGGAATATCAGTATTGTAAATTATATCAGTATGAATATATTCAACTTTCGGAGTTACATGGCCCATGTCTTTAGTGCCCTGTATTTCGCTGTCAGTGCTTCGAATTTTCACGGCCCATACTCGATCTTCAACAGGAACGAACTCAGAATCTAAATACCAAACATGTTCTACATTAGCATCTTCTATATTAATTTTATAGTCTAAATCGTAGTTTGTAAAGTTTACTTCTGGATTGTATTCTATTGTTTGTTCTAATTCTAATTTACAGTGAATCAACTCCCAGCCTTGACTAGTAGTCCAAGTTGATTTAAATTTCTTAACAAGCCATAAGTTATCTATAGCCCATACAATACATTTACTACTAGTTAATGTTTCGGTGTCTATATAATCTAGAATCCATTCGTACTTAGGATTTACGACTATAAATTCATCATGTAAGTTTCCTAGTGCATGTAGTCTTTGATCAAATGTGTCTGGATCTTGTTCCCATGTTACTCGCTCTACTATGCTTTTATCTATTTTAATCATGTTATTACAGGAACATTATACTTTGTATAAAATGCTTGTGCGTCTGCTATATTATTAACCATTGGCTGACCTTTGATATTCAAGCTGGTGTTTAGTAGCATTGGGCAACCAGTAAGGCTGTGCCAATCTTCGAGAAGTTTTCTAAACCCAGGACTATCATTTTTGCTAACAGTTTGTACACGACTCGTGCCGTCTTTGTGTATTATAGCAGGAAAGTTGTCTGGTTGTCTACACTTTGCAACGAATTGCATGAAAGGACTTGCAGTTATGTTTACCGGCATTTCAAAGTATTCATGCACATATTCTTCCAAAATAGCAGGAGCAAATGGACGGAACTGTTGTCTACGCTTGATGGCGTTTACTGTGTCTTTGATGTCGGGACCACGTGGATCTGCCAATAGACTGCGGTGGCCAAGTGCTCTAGGACCAAACTCTGCTCTGCCAGAGGCAACGCCCACGATTTTATCTTTTGTAAGATTATTAATAAGTTCATCAACTGGATATCCATTTCCCATGTCTGTGCCAAGATACGCACCCGGCCAATTTACTTGCTCGCCAAAGAAAGCGGCAACTGCACCAACACTACTTCCAGCATCACCTGGGTTCGGCATAATCCAAACTTTGTCCCAGTCACCAGTAATCTCACTGTTAGCCACACAATTAAGAGCGCAACCGCCCATTAATACAATGTTCTTGCTGGGTAGATTTGCTCTTGCCCAACGACTAATACCTTGTAGTATTTCAGTATACACTTGCTGAGTAGCGGCAGCTAAATCAAATGAATCTTGTTGACTTAGCAAATCTAAACGCCAATCTGGACAGCCACGATGTAAGTTACGCTTGAACTTAACTTCTGGTCCGTTGATTACACTAAAGAAATCATTGTATAAGTCTTGTTTATATTTGTCGGCGTCACCATACGCTGCCATGCCCATTAGAATGTATTCTTCTTCGTTGGGTTTTAATCCAATGCGCTGTGTCATAGCACTAAACCAAAGACCAAGACTGTCTGGATAGCCCTGTGTGTAAACTTTCTTTAAGTCATTGCCCTGCCCTTGCCAAACTGTTAGTGTTTCAAACTCACCTATACTATCAATGACAACTACTGTGGCATCTGTTAATCCACTTGTATAGTATCCTGCGGCAGCATGGCTTCGATGATGTTCACCTATAACCAAAGGTTGATTTAGATTATATTTGGCTAGATAAGATTTAACATCGTTCTCTTTAGTTCTATCGCCTTGTCCTGCTGTGTACTGTCTAGCAGTTTTCAAGTCTGGATTTTCATACCAAACGATTAAGTCTGGCCGGCCATATTGTTCTGCATCTTCTATAATGCCAGCACATAAGTCTCCGTCATTTTTAATGCCGGAATAGCGTTCGCTGTGAGCGGCAAATTGTAATTGTTTATCATGCCATACTGATACGGCGGCATCGTGACTGTTAGCACTAATTCCCCAAATGTTCATCTTATTTCCCAATTTTTTAGTATATCACTGCTACTGTTTATTTTGTGTGTACCGCCTACACCGAAAACATATTCAACATCATCAAATATCATTTCTGGAATATTATCTTTAGTTCTATCGCCACCGTTAGCGAATATAATTTTTGATTCGGGGTACATTTCTTTAACTTTTTTAATTGCATCAATTGCTGAATTGTCATTGTCATCAAATTCAATTACTTTGTGTACTTGATACAAATTTTCTATAATAGTTTTACGTTCGTAGAAGGGCATAAATGCTTGACCTTTTTTACGAATCAGCCACGCATCACTGTTAACACCTACAATTAGAAAAAAGCCTAATTGCTTGGCTGCTTTAAAGTATTCTATATGACCGCTGTGCAGTGGATCAAAACCGCCAGTAACTAAAACTATTTTCATCTGTATATAAATGGATCTCGTTTGCGTAATTCTTCTAGACGTTTAGCCAGCATAGCTTGAAATTCTGCTTCTTCGTAGTTGTATTCTGTATCAAAATTTTTGTAATGGTTTATTACAAATTCTACTTTACTTGCTAACTCTTCTTTAAATTTGTCATAATCTATACTTGCAATAATATCTTGGTATGTTTGACTGTGAAACAAATAATGTCCGCTGACACTTACTGCAATATCTTTATCAGTTTGTCCTGGCGTGACCCATCGTTGCCAATAATTTTGATTATAAACTAAATTAGAAAATACATCCCACAAGTCTGCAGGAGCATATTCTTTTAGTAAAGCAGTTTGCAAAACACCTAATTGCGGTGCAATATTTAAACTATCGATATTAGCTTCAATTCTTTTTTGTATATCTTCTTCCGAAAAATAATCAGCATTATGTTCTTTAAACATAAAGCCGGCGTCACGAATTTGATTGCCTATTTCCTTGTTACGCTCTACATCAAAATTACCTGCTTGTCCGTCTTTGGTCAAGCTACCGGTTTGTGTAACAAAGAACACTACATTGTTTTTGTAAGGATTTAGGAATCCTAATTGTACATCAATCCTTGCTAGGCTGCTAGTGATATCAATTCCAGTGTTATCTTCGCTGCCGAATTCTAGTTTAATGCCAGGATTTAAACTTATTGCATATTCAATCAATTGTTTTGCGTAATGGAGTTGATTATTTTTTATCCGACTAACATCGATATGAATCAAATCGAAACCGGAAGCAATGTCGGCGCTAATAGTTTTCATACAACGCTCAATTGCGTCTTCTACAGAAAGTCCTTGATCTAAATCACTGAAATAAGGACCGCAATGATCTCTGCATAGTAGCAAGTTAGGATTCTTATATTTTTTTACTTGTTCGGCTAATTCAGCGGTTGTGCAAGCATATCCAGTAGCATAATCAACTTGATTGCGACTAGCAATAATCATTAATGGGTAATGGTTGTCTTTTGTATGTTTAGCAAGTATATCAATGATTTCTTTGCTCATTGGGCCAAATCCCAATTTAAATTTTTTCATATTGTCTGCTTTCAATTTCGTTATATACTGTTTCGCTGGGTTTTATTCCTGTATAGATTTCAAATTGTTTTAGGAATTGTGCCCGATAAAACTCACGCCCAGATATATATTTAACGTTATAATTCGTACATTGTTGTTTAAGTTCGTTGTCTTTGATGGCCAAGTCGATGACTAATCTAGTAGACGGTGGCATTTGTCCAAGTAAGTAAGGGCTATTTGGTGTACTAGTTCCCATTGCAGTACAATTAATAATCACATCAGCAGGTTTAAAGCGTTCATTCCATGTACCTAAACTTCTAGCACATATATTTAAATTACCATAATACTGTTCTTCTAAATGCTTAATAAACATACTTCCAATCGCTCCTGCGCCAAGTATAATAATTTTATCATCGGCTTTAATTAGTTTACATACTTGTTCTACTCCTGCGAGATCTGCATTATATCCAGTCGTTTCATTTTTGTTTATTTTAATAGTATTACAACTGTTATACATATTAACATAAGGATGTGTTTTATCTAATTTATTAATAATCATTCGTTTGAAAGGCATACTAATACTAATACCAGATACTTCTTGTTCTATTGCTTGTCGAATTGACAAGTCGATATCATGGCAGGGTAATGGTTCATATGTCGCATCTATATTATAATGCTTAAAAAACTCTGTGTAAAAATATTGTCCAGTCGTTCCTGGATATTGACTTAAACTTATAAACTTTTTCATCGTTTGTATGCCCTTATTTCTTTTATTTTATTATCTTGATCAAAGTCGATGACATCAACTACAGCGGCCACAACAACATTGTCAATGACAACTTTAATTTCCGCTATGACAGTATCTAATCCAACTGCTACTTTATCTACATCAATTCTGATATTATTTACTCTGTTAAAAAATTGTTGATTAAAGTTTAAAACATTTTGCTTGCCGATGATCATTACGTCCCAGTCTGTTAACAAAATGCTGTCACTGAACAATACTTCTAAACTAGCTGTATCTTTTTTACAGAAGCTTTGAAAGTACATTAACGCTATTTGGCTTTGTGTTGGATTACTCATTGTCTAACTCCGCAAATAGTTTAATTCCCAGATACCATAAGAACAAATCAAATGGAGCCGTGTGTAAAGGACTCATATTCCAAAAGATTATTGGTATTAATTGTTGAACTTTGTTATAATCTAAGTTATTATCTACAATGTATTTCTTTAATTGTTCTTGATATACTGTAATATGATCCACACTGGGTATACTTAATGTCACTGAGTCTTTGTCAATTTCAATGTTAAAGTTATGTTGTTTAATATTAGCATAGTTAATGATTAATCCGCCGGCCATTTTGGCCAAATCATAATAGATATCACCATACTCTATTAATCCTGCAAACTCGTGACGCCAATCTATAATCTTAAAGTCTAAATCATCGCTGATAACAATATTATCAAATTGTAAATCGCCGTGTAAGAATCCCGGACGAGTTGTTGTAGCCAAGTATTCCCAATCTATTTTGTCGAGATAGTATTGATAATCTTTAACGGCAACTCCGTCAATGTTATTAACTTGGGATAAGTTAGGATACTTTTCTAAAAACTTGGAAATGCGCTGTAATGATTTAGTTTTATAAAACTCTAAACTTGCTGATTTAATATCAACTGTTGAATCAATCCAAACATTGGTTTCTAGCCAATCTAACAAACTAGTAAATGCCGCGGGATTATTAAATTCGTATAGTGTTTGTCCCGGAAAGAAGTCATATGCCATATAGTTACCGCTGTGTTGACAGTTATTAGGAAACACTCGGGGATTGGCTAATACTTTATCGTATTTCTTCTTGGCCACAGAATTGTCTAACCACCACTTGACTACACGATTGTTACATATATAAGTGACTTCATCTTTCTTAGTAAAGTCGAACTTTTGACTTTTACTTAATTCAGTTTGATAAATCTTAGGGCAGCCAAAGTCTAACCATGTAGTTAAGTTAGCAGTATCGCTGCCTAGGTTAATTATACCTATAAATTCATTGCTGTTACTAGATTCTAAACGTGCAAAGAAATCTGTGTAATCATTTATATACATTAAACCTGTGAATGCTGTCCAAAATTTAGGTGCACTTTGTTTAAATCTAATATCCGTAATATGAAAGCCTGCGCCTGTATTAAACATTGTATAAAGATTGGTGTCCTGTTCAGGAACTCGACGAACAAAATAGCAATCATTGTTACTGACTTTACCAACTACAGTTTCATCAAAGTAAGTATCGCAGGGTACATACCAAAATGGTTCCGCAATTAGATCTCGACATTGTAATAATGTTGTGCCCGTGCCGGATTTCTCGCTGGTCCAATCATCTATGTCAATGAATTCAATGTGTCTATCACTGTATGCTACACTACAAAAGTCTATAATTTGTTGTTTGAAATGGCCCAATGGTATAATAAATCTAGTATCCCTGGGAAAGTTATCTATAATATGTGCTAGTATAGGTCGATCTTTATAGGGCAATAGTGCTTTGTTGAGGTCTCGAGTGTAGTTACCCATTCTGCTGCCAAGACCGGCAGTGGGTATTATAACGGTATGTTTAGTCATGTGTATATACTTATTTCGTAATTTTAAAATTCGCCCTGCGCCTTAGATTCATTAACTGCGGCTATCACTTAACTATCCTGGCATACATCTTTTCAGCTAATAGTCTATGTGACTCTACGCCAGGATGTTGTTGATCTAAGGCCATGTCTAACTGGTTAAAATATATGTAGTCATCGGGATTATACCAGCGCCATTGCGGTGTTTTAAAGTTCCATAGTTCTATTTGTGCCATTGCATAAGTAATGCCCAGGCTTTTTAAGTATAGCTCGGCATGATGTACGTATTCCATGCTCTTAAGTTCTAAATCTGCTATATCGTGTGCCGCATAAAACTTATCGCCACTGGTGCCCCACATAGTTTGGCTTAC